TTTAGATAAACAATAAATGTATCATCACTAGAAGTCTTTAACCAAGGTTCTACTTTAAATCCTATCGAATTATTTCTTTCCTTAACTTCAATAATTGTTAGTGGATGAAGCAATAATAAGAAAAGATTATCTTCATCACAAACAGATACCTTTGAAAAGACTTCTTCTCCATTTTTAAACTTTATTGATGCATAAAACTCTTCTTCTAGCATTCTTACTTTAAATTGATTGGTATTATTTCATAATTAAAGTTTTCTTCGTTGTATGTTTTGATTCTTTCTATAAAGTGATTTAATGTATAATTTTTCAATGACTTGAAAGTTAGATCATCAGATAAATCATACAATACAGCTTTAGATTTGTTTTTTGACTTTCTTAAAACTCTTCCTATACTTTGTAAATTTCTGATTCTAGATTTGCTTGGAGAGGAGAAGACAACATTATGTAAGTTTTTAATATTTACTCCTGTACTCATTGTTCCATAAGATGCTACAATGATCGCATTGTTTTCTCTTTCAGTTATCTCTCGTATTCTTTCTCTTTCATCAACATTTACTCCACCATGAATAAAGAAAACTTTTCTGCCTTTCGCACTATTATTTATCATATCGTATATAATTTGACCATGAGATTCAACTCTTGAAAATAGGATTAAAGTATTACCCTTAAGATTCAATGCTAAGTTTTTTATGAATTTATTTCTCTTATCATTACCAATCAAATATTGAACCTCATCTTCATAAGTTTCAAACTTTCTACTTTCATGCTTTAATAAAAGGCAAAATATATCAAGAGATGAGATAATACCTTTCTCCATCAATTCTGAAGTTCTTGTCACTTTATATGAAGGTCCAAACAAACCTTCAAGAACCCATTTGTGTGTTTGAGTTCCATCAAGAGTTCCTGTAAACCCAAATCTATATTTTGTATTGTGTAACTTTGACATGATATTAATCAATGACTTGCTTTTAAAAAGGTGCGCCTCATCACCAATTACCACGTCATAGTTTTCAAAAAAACTTCTTTCTAATTTGTAAATTGACTGCCAAGTTGTAACAGTTACCGGATAATCATTTTGCTTTTCTCTTCCAGCATAAATTTTGTAGCAATATTCTTCAGCATTCCAACCATAGTCAGAAAAGTCACTTACCATTTGTTCTACAAGACTTGTTGTAGGAACTACAATTAAAGTTCTAAGTCCCTTTGCTTCAAAATATCTGACAATAGAATAAATCATCAAAGACTTTCCTGAAGCCGTTGGACTAATCAAAAGTTTTCTATTATACCTTAACGCATCATAAACACACTCAATCTGATAACTTCTTGGTGAAAATGAGCATATTGAATTCATATAATCCTTAACTCCTTCTAAGGATATATTTTCATTTATTTCAAAGGGTAACCCATAATACTTATTATTTACAAACTCGTATGTGTAGTTGTGGAGTTTTATTTTTTCAACAACTTTGTCGAGCAGTCCAACATATATTTCTCCAGTATGAACTGATAAAAGGCGAATTGTTCCGTCCCAATATTTACTTCTTTTTTGTGGCATGAATTTGGCATTTGGAACTTCAAAAGTAAAATACTCCTGTAGTTCATATAAAATATGAGGTTCACATTCTAATTTAATGTAGACCTCATTTTTTTTATGTATTTTAATATCAGTCACATTTTTTCATGCTGCTTCAACTATATATCAACCCATACCGGACTGAAATCTCATATACTCAAGAGAGTTTTTAATTTGATAACTTCTGTTCTCTATCATTTTTATAATACCTTCAAGGTATTGAAGAAGAACATTATAATATTCAATTTTCATAGTTATATTTGAAATTGAAATGTCACCATCAATATATTTTTGTATTGTTTCTTTATCTCTTATCTTATATGGGAATGGTTCTTCAGCATAAACTTCAACAGAAGATTTTCCAGTATAGTATTTGTATCTTTCTAAATTTATTTCTTTTCTTGTCTGTTCGGATTTTTTTCTTAGCAAAAGTGTGTTATTATATAAGTCATGATATTTTGCGTGAAGAATGGGAATTTTTAAAGATTCTAAATGAAGATTGTCAATATCTATTTTAGAATCTTTTTCCCACATTTCTTGCAAAGATTCCAAATTCAAACTCATAGTCGATTTCCTTTCATATCAGTTATATAGTAGATAGTATACTTGAAAGATACTTCTGCTGTAAAGTATTGCGTATCAGTTTCTTGGGCATTAAAGCTCAAAGAACTTAATACGTATGGAAACATATCTTCAAATACAACTTTAAATTGTGGATTGTAAGAACTATTTAAAACTACAAGAGTTCCATCAGAATATACATTTTCAAATATAGATTGTTGATTTTTAACTCCTGTAGGTTCATCTTGCAAATCAAATATTTCCTTCAAAGATTCTGGATAACCTAGTCCGCGAATCCACTTTTGTACCTGCATATAGTTTTCCAAGTTCTCATCCACTAAAAATCTTAATCTAAAATCTCCGAATCTAATTTTATCTCCTGGAAGATCTATATCTTTTAAATATGTTGGTTGTGTTGCTACTCCCAAATCAAGTGAAGGAATCTCTGCTTCATTTGAAAAGAAAGTTACTTTTGGAATTCTATTTAAAACAAATTTAAAACCTCCAGTAGATAAGAAGTTTCTATTTGTTATTTGACTGCTCAGAGCATTTGCTACGTTTGCCATTTTTTTAAATATTTAGATAAAAAAAGGGGTCCTTTCGGACCCCCCAGAAAACTCTTGTGAGTTTAAATCACATGAGGTTCTTGACAGTAACACGTCTGTAGTAACGGTTCTGACCACGGAGAATACCGTTGTCATCAACCAGACCAGCAGCAGCACCCGTGTTTGCGAATGGGTTGTGAACCATTCCATAACGGGTCTTAAAGCCGATCTTAGGCTGGAAGGTGTTCTCGCCAACTGAACGAACCATCTGGAGAGGAACGTATGGGCAATAGAACAGACCTGCGTCATAAGGTGAAGTACCCTTATAACCAACAACGAAATACTGAGTATCTGATACGTTTGCCGAATATGGATCGATGTATACTCTCCACTTGCCCATCAGAACACCTGCGAAGGTGTTGCCGGTGTCATCAACATTCAGGTTAGCGTTCAGAGCAGGGGTGTAGTCAAGTACACCTGCCATTGACAGTGCCGAAGCAACGTCAGCAGAGCACATGATTACGTTGCCCTTTCCTCTACGAGTGCGCTGTGCAATTGCGTTAGCGTCGCGCTCGATTTGGAACAGGAGACCCTTGAACTTCTCAACTGACCAACGACCATTTGAGTCAACGTCCAGGTCGAAAGTACCAGTGGTTGCTACGTTGGTTTGTGCGCCAGCTTCAGCAGCCTTATAGATGGTACGGATAACCTCACGGTTAATTTCAGCAAGAATTTCGCTAGACAGAATGTTAGCGAGTTCTGCTTCTGCGTTCAGACCGTGAATTGCCTTCAGGTCCTGAGCGAGTTCGAGTGAATACTCGGCCTTCAGTGCTCTTGAACGCGCCGTAACGGTGACCTTCTCGATCGAGAATGCCATCTGGTTGAATTCCAGACCGGTGCCGTCGCCAAGTGCTTCAGCATCGCCGGTAAACATGCCAGCACCAGTGGTGTAGGAAGTTTGACCGTTAGGATTCAGAAGACCGGGGTTGGTGCCTGTTGGATTGGTTGTACCAATACCAGGGTTTGATGAGCTGCTTACACTTTGAGTCTCTCTAGCACCAGAGAATCCGGTGTCTGCCTCATCAAACAGTGCTTCTGCGCCAGACTGATTAGTGTAGCGTGAACGCATTGCGAAAATGAGTCCAGTAGGACCAGTCATTGGCTGAACGCCTGCGAGGTCATAAGCGACCAGGTTAGGCATTGAACGTCTGATCAGTGAGATCAGAACGGGGTCGAAACCAGCAACTGATTGGTCGCCACCACTCTGATAACCGGTATTACCTACCGAGTTGGTTGGTGCTTCGGTCAGGAATGAACCTGACTCTTGGAACGACTGTTGCTCTCTTAAAAATCTTTCTTGGTTCTCAAGCAGGGTAGCGGTTACAGCTCTCTTGTGTGAATCTTTGATTGCATCAAGACCCTCATAATTGAGGAGAGGTGCCCACTTTTCCTGCAGATGCTCGGATTGGAACATTTGCTTTTACCTATTAAGTGTACGTTTTTGGGTTTGAATTATATTAAATTCAATTATTTGCTAAACTTTGAAAGTGTCTTCAGATAGTTGGACATCGCATTCGAAATACCTTCTGGTGCGCTGTCTACTCCTTCCGACAGAGTTTCGGTTTTAGCTGATGAAGTTGCTTTCTTTGAGGGGAAATATGACTCCCTCAGCATCTCCAGTTTTTCACGATATTCTTCTTCACTTTCAAACTCAACACTTTCGGAAAGTGAAGCGAGCTTGTCTTTCTGAGAATGTGCGAGACCCTCAGAAATTTCGTCAAAGATTCCGTTAGCAACCGACTCTGCGAGACGCTTGTTTAAGGAAACGTTCTTTTCGATTTGCTCGTTGAGTTTTGTTTCCATTTCATCAAGTTTTTCTACCATGCTATTAAGCACATCATATTTATCTTCAGGGATTGTGACATAATGTTCTTCAAAAAGACCTTTCAGTCCAGTCATGAAGGATTCGGTTAACTCTTCCTTCAGACCTGCCTGAACTGCCAAATTATTTTCGTTGATCCACTCTTCTGCTACGTACTCCAAATAGGAGTCAACTCTTTCAGAGAGTGCTTCTTTAATTTCTTCTACTTCTTCGATAAGCTTTTGCTCATACTGTGCCTCAAATGCTTCCTGAATTTCGGAAACTTTTGATCTCAGAGCAGCCTCGAAGATTACCTTTGCTTTCTCTTGGAATTCTTCGGAGAGTTCTTCACCTTCTAAGAGTGCGTTAACATCTTCTTCAATTTCAAATTCCATCTCAGAAGTCTCTTCAGCAACAGGTGCTTCAGTTTCTTCTTCGACTTCTTCGACTTCTTCTTCAGAAATTTCTTCCGATTCTTCTACTGTTTCTTCTTCAGAAATTTTTTCTGATGCTTCATCTTCAATATCTTCTTCAATAACTGCTTCTACATCGAGATCCTCATCTTCCTTCACTGCACCAGCAGGAAGTTTTTGCATCGCATCTGCTTTACCAGCAGATTTGTTAACAACATCTCTTACTTGCTTCAGTGTTGAACCACTGCTCATTTTTGCAGAATCATCATCTGGTTTATAGTTATCTGGAGTAGGTCCTCCAAGATCTTCCCAACCACCGCTTTGTCCGGCAACCGCACCAGAATCCAACTTTTTCATTGGATCTGCTGCACCAGCGCCAGAGTTGACGGCGGTTTTGGATTGCTTAGTGCCTACTTCCATTTCTTGTAAATCTCCACGAGACATTTGAACTCTCCGATTAACCTCTATTTTTAATCTATATTTATTTATAAAATTACAAATTTGCTAAAAAGTCTTGGAACAATTGGATTTTGTGCTCCTCAAGTGCTTTTTTGTCAACGAGTGTATTTATTCTCTTTTGAGTTTGCGATGCAAACTTTTCACGAAGAATACCTCCTTCCCATACCCATTCTTTACCTTCCATAATTCCCTGAACAAAAGCATCAGGTGCAGATGGATCAGCAACAATATCAGCAGCAGTTGCTAACATAAAGTCTTCGCCAACTTGCTTATATCCTTCTTTAGTAGAAGTCAATGAACCAATACCGCGAGAAGAAACGCCGAGGCAAACACCTTCCTTCAAAAGTGATTCCGCAATCTTACCCATTGGGGTTGAAAGAATCTGTGCCTTTCCGATAAAGTTGTTACCCTTCTGCTCAAGTGCAACAATCTTATGAGAAACTCTATCCAGGTTTACTGTTGGACCATCGGGGTGTCCGAGTTCTCCAAGAGCACGACCTTTGTTGACATACTGTTCAGTATATCTCTTTACTTCTCTCTCCATAATGGACATAGGATACATACGTCCATTTCTGTTTACACACTCTGCTTGAAGGAAAGGTCCTTTGATATACAGTTTTGCTGATTTGCCAGCACCCTCTGTAATAACCTCTACCTTTTCGATCTCCTCTCTAATAAGTTTCATTTTTTTATTAGTTCTTTAATTTTATTTATTATTACAGTAATACTGGGTCGTTATTTTCATCATGCCTTTGATATGACCCAACAGAAACCACAGTGTTTATTCCGGATATTGGATCATATCTGTATCTTTGATATGATGCTGGAGTTCTAGTTCCAATTCCTGCAGGACTATTATAATCATAGGCAATATAGTCTCCATTAAAATCATAATATGTTATAGTAGACCAACCTTCAGAACCAGAAAAAGTAGTTACTGCAATAGAAATTGGTTGAGGAGAAACGACCTGATTATTAATATCGTGTCTAGTATATCCTGCTGGCATTTAACTACTCTTCTCCTACTTGATTATCATTAAACACAGAATTTGCTACAGAAGGTCTCTGAGCATCAATTTTTTCCGCACTCTTCGCAAAAAGAACGCTTTTAATTTTATCGCTGATTTTTGAAGGACTTTCGTCTCCAATAATCATATCCATTAAATCATCCATAAGAAAATGTATAATACTGAGTTTATTTATTAGATCTCTCCACCCTTAGGTGCTTCTACAGCTTTTGCATCAGATTCTAAATCTGGTTCCATCATTGGTTGACCCAAATCCATAGATTGATCCATTGGAAGACCTGTTTGTGGATCTACTGGAGCATTTGGATCAGGAATGACACCATCAGAGATTTCTTTCTTCATCAATTTATCCTGCTCAATAATTTCTTCGTCAGTTTGCTTAAGAATCGATCTACGAATAAAATCTTGCGAAAAGTATCTACCAATATAAGGTTCTGCAACTGCCACAACATTTAATCTTTCATTGATAAGTTCATTATCTTTTAGTTCCGAGAAATGATTATCATATAAGAAATCGTATTGAATATGGGATGACATAAGATCCCAGTCTTCTGGAGTTATAATATTTTTGAGAATTAATTGTGTTCTCAAAATATCACTAAACATATTTGAGAATCTCTTTCTCAAACGACCAACAAACTTAGTAAACTTAAGTTCGTCTCTCAGAATTTCAGAAGAACGACCAAGATTAAATCCACCTTCTCCATCCATTCTTGACGGTGGAACATTCAGTGAACGATATAATTTCTTCTTGAAGTATTCGATATCAGTAATCTCCCCAAGATTTTGACCGCCAGGAAGTGTAGAAATTTCGGTTCCTCTACCACCTTCTCTTCTTGGAAGCCAGAAATCTTCAAGCATACTCATATATTTCTTATCATCACGGATTTCTCCTGTGTTTGCATCATATACAAGTTTGTTACGATAACGCATCATAACATCACGAAGATATTGCTCTGCCTTTACCTTTGGGAGATTGCCAACATCAATATAGAAAATTCTACGTTCTGGTGCTCTTGACAATCTGTAGATTACCAAAGAGTCTTCAATCATTCTGAGTTGATTGAGAGACTTGATTGCTTTATTTAAATATGAAAGAGTGGTTCCCTTATTTCTATCTACAAGTCCCGAAGTGCAGTATACAATAGAATCTCTTGCGAATTTTACTCCAGAACCAATAGTCTGACTTTGAGATGATCCTGGAATTGCTGGATTTGGGTATTGTTGTTTTGGGTTGTATATAAAATACTCTTCAATTTCAGGGAAGTTATAATCCATAGGATTCTCTTCCTTGAATGGACTTTTTATTTTATTTTCATCCTCTTTCTTCATTTTACGGACATATCGCATTTTCATTGCGTCTATGTACCTCAATTCTTGAATTCCTTCTGAGGGATTCTTTAGATCTATAACTTTATGATAAAAAATTCTTCCATCAATATACCAATTTCTATAGATTTCATGAGACTTCTTATTAAAATCTAAAAGTTCTAAAATATATTTAAACTCTTCTCTTATTTTTTTCTTAAGTCCATCTGAAGCATTCAAGTTTGAAAGCTCAATCTGAACCGGAACATCATTAGTATCTGAAACAATTGCTTCATTAACAATATCTTCGATGGCACTATCCACTTCTGGATGAAGTGCCATCTCCCTATATCTTTTTATAAGTTCAAATTCATTTCTATATACTCCTTCTATGTCAACATAAGAACCATAAAAACCACTAGTCAAATAATAATCAACCCCGTCAGCATTATTTTCTGGTACGGGGCTTACAGTAGTTGGAGTTTCTTCTCTGTTATCATCAATTGAAAAACCAAAAAGTCTGGCCATAATTTAATTTTGTCTCTTTATCTGTACTATTTATTATTTAATAATAGTCTCTGTTTGGTCACCATTATCTTGACCTTCACCTGCTGACCACCACTGGACTTGGAATTCTACATCAAATTGCTCAACCTGATCAGCTGACTCATATGAGAGCGCAATTTCTGAAACGTTGGTTGGGAAAATATCATAGAACTTATAAGTCTTTAGTGGTGGAATTCTGCTTCCATCTACAGCACCAGATTCTCTTTCGGAGAACTTTCTGGTTTCAGCGCCTCTACCTAACTGATAAACATACGCATCAGTCATGTAAGCATTTGGACTTGTGAATCCAGTAGCAGTATCCAATCTGCTAATAGAATTCATCCAAAGTTCAAAGGCAGTTCTCAGTTGGAAGTCCTCATCATTGATAATAGTAACTCTCCAGGGATCGAAAGTTCTGTCTCCAGCAACTTTCATTATTCTTCCTCTAAAAGGAACTGGAATAAAGTTTACGTTTGATGCGGGAAGAGCTGCTGCTTTGCAAAGGAAGTTGAATGTATCAGCCTGTTCACCCTTTGCTGTTTTCCAAAAATCTGTGATTGGTCCGGGAAAACTTGGAAGTGCTACTTCAAATAGATTTGGTCTTGCACCTCCACCAGCTAATCTTTCTTTAAATCCTGTAATCGTTCTGAGTGTTGACATTTTAGTACCCTCCTTAAGGTTTTAGTTTATTATCAAACTCTACCTGCAACTTCTTCAAAAGAAATTCCAGTTCTTGTAGCTACGAATGTGAGAGTTACGTAGTTGATTGACTTAGTTGGCTTCAGGAAGATGTCCGCTCTAAATTCATTATTATCAACAACTTCAGGCGTGTTGTTTGACTCATCACAAATTACAAGGAAGTCATAAACCCCTCTCTTTGCCTTAACATCACGTAAGTATGGTTCAACGATATTTACAAAGTTTGCTCTGGTGATTTGATCGTTTAACTCAAATAGTTGTGCTTCTGCAGCATCTTGAAGTGCTTGCTCAACTGTAAGGAAAAGTCTTCTTACGTTAATTCTGTCAAAGGCAGATGCGTAAGAAAGTCCTGTCTTATCTCCGAAGAGTAAGATTCCTGTTCCTGGTTGATTAATAATTGAGTTAATGCCAAGAGGATAGAGTCTATCTCTCTGTGCTTTATTTGGATTGTATGCCAACTTAATAGCATTATTGAGAATTCCTCTTTGTTGTCCTGCTGGCGAGAACCAAGGATATGAAAGAAGTGAAGTTCTTACGCAAAGACCAGCAACATCAGGGTTGCAAGGAATATAACGGAATCTGTTATTGAATCTATCGAAGGTATATTTGTAACCAGAATCGAAGATCGCATAAGAAGAAGATCTATTTCCAATTCCGCTATAGAATTCTATTACGTTATTGGTTTGATCGTTAGTTGTAAGGAAAGTAGAACCTGAAACAACTGCTGCTCTATCGGGAGAAATAACTGCGATACAGTCCTTTCTTGCCTCAGCAATTGAGATCAACTTCGAAGCCTTAGACTGTGATGACTGACGATCTCCAAGTCCAGGACCCATGATTAAGAAGTCAACAGCAACTTCATCCTCATTCGAGAACAGATCATATGATGTAAGTAAAGAACCAAGG